TCGAAAGAGTTTTAAATTTAGGTTTTACGTCACAGGACATGCTCACTCCATTGGGGAGAGAGTTTCTTTCATTAGTCCAAGGTGACCGCTCAGAGCATGATACCATGTTTGGCCAACCAGGTTTGATCCAGGTCGTCATACGTAGGCAGGTCTGTCGCATTTATGCCAGTGAGAGCTTCTTGCTCTGCTGCAAGCACATTTGCTCGAAACACATCATACTCCTCGCGCGAGTAGTGATAAAAGAATTCACACGCATCCTTCAGATTCAGCCGGTGGGCTTCCAGGTCATCAGGACTTGTGCGAATCCAGTTCGTAAGTTCCGTTATCGTCGTCTTGTCCATCAGAGGATGAAACAAAGTGCCGTATCTGTTATCTTGTCGCGATCGGTTCTTTAAGAAAGCGCAGTCATCAATGGGTCGCACGGTGTACGATGATCCATCTTTGTCCGCACCTCCGTACTCGAGCCCGAACTGAGCAAAATACGCTTTACAAGTTTCGAGATTGAATCTCTCTTCATACTCAGCGCCAGGTACAACATGATTGTCGTCACCATAAAAGGCAAGACCACACGAGTTTCGGAAAGTCGAGAGGGGTTCGTGGATTAGATCAACCCATGCATTACAGAAGTACATGTAGTTGACACAGGTATTCACAACAACGGTTAGAGCATTCCCTGACGGGTTCCCTTGATGCGTCTGATATAAGGTATTCCGGAAAAGTTGAATGGTATGGATCAAGTCATCCATGAGAACTTCGCGCACGCGCTGATTCTCTTTAGAGTCATTGTACCACCTATTAACCAGTTTCACAAACAACAGCATACAATCAAGTTTCATGGAACCGTCCCAGCGACCGAAATCGCCGTCAAACGCGTTAGCACCTTTCGAGTGCAACTTGTTCAAGAGTTTACTCCACTCGGGGCCGTGAATGTCAATGCCAACTGCAGAAAACGTTTCAAGATGTGAAGCATAAAACGCAGCACTGAATGCACCAAAGTACCGTCGCGTGTGCAACAACACTTTCAAATTACCGTTAGTGAAGGCGCGAACCTTACCAGCGGCAACTTTTGAGTTGAGTAATCGTTGGTCTTTTTCCAGGTCAGTCCAGACGAAGATGGGGCGCCGTCCTTGCCGCATGAGTGAGTCTTCCAACTCGAGCTCAGCAAGCAACTTCGGAACGATCGTACCATCTTCGTTGATCCATGTTCGTTTTCCAGGTTTGGTTTTCGGTACGGAAGGAGTAGTGAATGGGTGCCCAGCAGATGCCGATAGATTAATGGAGTCTACGTAGTCTACTTCGGGAATTCCCACAACACTTTCTTTCCAGGTCAGGAGTCGTTTGGGCATAGTCGGGGGGAAGTCGTTGTCAAAGACGTCGTTCAAGTGGGCTTCCACAACTTTCATTGTGTTTGCTCGAAAAGGAGTAAAGGGGACACTATATTTTTCCACAGCATTGCGGAAAAGGTCACCTAAGCCAGCTTGCTTTCTTTCTTCGACAGTGTAGGGGGGTCGGGTTGTAACTTCGTACGCCATTCCATGAATGGGTGAGGGTTTAATCTGAGTTTTGTTGGTTCCACCAGGAACAAGATGTTGAGGCATAGTTCCTAATGTAGTGAAAATTCCTTGCGGGCCTTGGGGACGAGCCTCAAAGGTCACAGGGGGTAAGTCTTCTAACACGATGTTAGAGTGTACTTGGTCAAGTTTATCGATCATAGCTTGAAGCAATTCCTGAGTAAACAAAACCGACACTCCATACGACGCAGTAGTGACAGAGCCCACATGCATACCTAAGAGGCGCCTTTGGATATTGGCAGCATTAGCAATGAGTAAGCTACCGCAATCACCTGCATGGAAAATTCCTTTATATTGCCAGCCAAAATGCATTTCAACTCCCAATTGTAGATATCTCCGCACTGGGAGAGCATCAACAACATGACGTACTTCAGTATACATAGGGGAGGGTGCGTCGAGCCTTTCGCCTTCGGTGAGTTTGCCGTTGATTAACTTCGGCTTGTTGTAAACTCGCACTGAGCTATTGACTCTAGTCAAATACGGAAGATCCGCATTGGTCGGGGTGTGTTTCACAAAATTCGGAGCAGTGTTGAACCATTTGGGTAGTGCAAACATTGCTAAGTCTTGCTTCTCACTCCTAATCACGTCGGTTTCACGCAACAAGAAAGGAGTGCGGGTGTATTGGCTGATGAGACCAGTTCCACCCTCAATTGTGATTCGGAAAAACGCTCGTGGAGCAGCTTTCACGGAGTCAAAGTAATGCTTGGGACAGACAGCATAACGTCCATAGATCTGAAAGAATTGTATCTTACGATTAATGCACGCTGTCTTATCCTCAAACACAGTTTCTAAGTCTCCGATAAGCTCCCACGAACGAGTCTTGTTCAACAATTGAGAAGAAGGCTGTAGACAAACTTCTGCTGGCGTCATTTGTGGCACGGTGATAGTAACTCCTTTGGGAAGAGCCCTACCATCGGCAACATGATAAGCATTGGATTGCGGGAGAGTTGATGGGGCTCTCTGATCGCATTTTTCCAACACCCAACACATAAACACAATCGAACCAATGCTCAAGAAGATGGAACTGAAGATAGCCAAGGCTTGCTTGCAAGCTTGCCAAAAGACATCTCCAGCTTTCTTGAGTTGTTCTAACGCAGTCAAAACGCGGGGGGGGGTGGGTTTGGGTTGTAGACTAAAACATGAAGGTTTCGTCTTGCGATATTCACTTTCTTCTGCTAGCTTTTGCCTAATGAGAGCAAGTACTAGTTGTTGATCGTGACGTCGGAGGAAATAATAGAGAAGTTGTTCAGATGGGTATTTCTCGCCAGCTTGAGTAAAGTTATGGAGATCCTTGTACTTTTGTCTGCCGAAAAGATACTTCTGTTTTTCTATCTCGTCATATTCCCCTGGTCCGGTCGTCACGTCACAAGGGTCAGAGAAGAGTGCGTCAAGCATCTGAATTTCAGTACCGTAGTATTCTCGAATTTCATCAGTGGAACGCAGGATAACGATTCCAAAGCCTTTTGGACTTGCCATTAATGAAGAGGCAGACCAGACTTTGGAAAAATCACCTATGATGGACA